AGAAGAACAGTCAAAACCAACAGTATTAGACCCTTGTTGAGTTCCACGAGTTGGTCCTTGAATACTTCCACCACCCCATGCGTAAGGAGTGCCAGTTAATGNTTGTCCTGTACCAATAACTAANTTTGCAGCAGCAGAACTTTGAACGGAGCTAGTTGCAGGGCCTACAGTGGCTCCTTGTCCAAGACCTGTTCCTTTTGCAAGAGCTGAGGCTCCTTGATAACCAAGAGCAGCTCCTACAACACCTCCACCAAGGGGGTCAGCAACTTCTCCTGCAATAAACCCTCCAATAGCTCCCAAAGCTTGCATACCAAGACCAGCAATACTTGCAAGAGCTCCAGCTCCACCTTTACCTACAGGATTGCTAAGAAGTGTTTCTCCCTTAGCAAGTTGTTTAAGAGCAGCAGCGGCTATTGAATTGCTACTTACAAGATGAGTAAGAGCGTCAGTAGCTTTGGTAAGAAGACGGTTTGCTTCTACGAATCCGGCAGCTTCTGGTTTTTGAGACGCAGCAAGAAGTCCAAACTGTGATTGATTCTGTGTACTTTGTGAATTAACCGCAGCAGTTAATTGACCTGTTCCTGTCAAACTTGCTTTACTAAGGTCTCCGCCTTTAGAGAATTGCAAAGCGGCAGTTTGAAGAGCATTACGAAGAGTAGAGTCGCCAGCAGCAGCTGCATCTAAAAGATTAGCAAGACCGTTACCTGGCTGAAGAGCAATAGCAATGTTGCTAGCGTTAAGTCGTCCACCTGATTGTTGTACTGCAAAGTTATAGATGTCTTTAAATATAGCAGCAGGGTTACGTTCAGCACCGTTTGCACCGCGAACAGCAATTCCCATCATACGCAGTGTGTTGACCGACTGTCCTGAGTTCAAAGAGGCTGTAGCTTGCATCGCACTTTGTGCGCTACCTGTTAAGTTAGAAAGCTGCATAACTCCAGGCATAAGCTGGCTGTTGTATCCAGGTAACCCTGGAAGAACTCCGTTTGCCGTACCCATAGCAATTGCTTGCTGCACATCGGTAGGGCTGCTTGTTGTTCCCATGCCCATAAGGCTGCGAACAGTAGAGTTGACATTTCCTTGCATCCCAGAAAAGGTAGCTTGTGATGTTAAAAGTTGAGAAGAGACGGCTTGTTGAACCGAAGGCATTGCTGAAGCAACAGAAGAAGCGACACCCACAGCAGCAGTAGCAATAGACTTAACAGCATTTATAGCACCGGAAGCGCTAAAACCTCCACTGTAAGTTCCACCGCTAGGTGCAACACTGTTTGCACCACCGCCACCGGTAGCGCCGCCTACAACACTTTTTAGGTTATTGTTAATGCCTTTTGAAGCTGCTTCTACTTTTGCAAATTCGGTGCCCAAACGCTGCATTAACGTAATCATGTCGTTAATAAGCTTGGTCTTGGAACCAGAGTCTTGACTAAACTCGTCAGCCATGAGCACCTCTTCTCTTTATAGCTCGTTCAATCCAATTTCTACGTTCTCTGTATGAGAGAGACCGTATGTCACTTAATGTCCAACCAGGAAAAGCGCGTGATATTGCTTCGTACTGGTCTAACAAAATCTCGTATTCGGCTTTTTTATAGGCGAAACAAAGCAACGAGACTTACAGGAGTATTGTTAGTAGCTCCGCATGCCTCGCAGTTCTTCGTCACCTCCCCAAGGCTTGGGCCTGGGTTCTTTTCTAGAATCTCTGAAATCAACTTCTCACGGTCTGCGATACCTAGCTTAAGAACAGTAGATGCTCCTAGTGAGCCCTTACCATCCACGCCTAGTACACACTCCTGAAGAAGAATAGTGTTGAGTTCAGCAGCGGTCTTTGTAGCATTTTCCATAAGAAGGTTTTGAACACGACCATTAGGAAACGTCACTACGGCAGAACCATTACGAAGTTCAACTGTCCATTTTCTATCAGCGACTGGATTAAGTAGTTCTTTTGTAGGAATGTCTTTATTCAAATCAATTTCTACTATGCTCTCTTCTCCGCAAGATGCGCATGTCATTTGATACTCAGCTACATCACCAAAGGTGACTCGTCGAATACCTAACAATATTGCGTCTCTATCACCAGATAGAAGTTCATCAAAAGCGTCTTTTGTGACTTTCTCTCCCCCAAGGCTTAGAAGGCCCTTTTGGATAATCGTTGTTAATACACGGGCTAGGGAGCCTGCTTTAGCAATTGCTTCTTCGTCCGCCCCGTTAAGCTCTCGCACTTCTGCGTACTTAACGAGAGTGCCTTCCTGGGTGATGTACCCCCCAGGAAGACTAACCTCATTGTTTGATGGTGCTAGTGTTGTAATTTCTACTGGTGCCTCTTTGATAGCCTCTGCAATTGCAGCGCTGACTACCTTTGGGTCATTTGTAGTTGTCACGATTTATGCTCCTTAGTTAATCGGCTTAGGAAAGGCCGAGTGGGGTCTTTGTATCTACTGTTGCACCATCCATGAAGCCAACAGATAGACCTTCGTGTACGAGTGTCATTTGCTCGAACAAGATGTTTTGGTCTCCTGCGTTTAAGTCAGAGTATTGAAGAGTGGTAATCCAAGCATTATGCACATCAAAGCGCATCTTTGCATTGGCTACCAAGTCAGCTGTATCTGATGTTGGCTGGACTGGATGGTCTAGGATGTAGATTTTAACATCAACACGGAAATCATTGGTTCCCGGTGTGACAGAGATTCCTTCTCCTGCAGCAGCTGCAAACAATCCACGCATCCATTTGATGCCTTGATAGTTAGATGTCAAAGTACCGTGTTGGAATGTGATTGGTGTAAAGGTAGTCATTCCAGGAATCTGGTGAATCGTGGTGTTATAGCCGCCTTCACGGTAAGGAATAGATTGGGTATTAATTCCCAATCCTGTGATGCTTGANAAACCACTTGCTACAGAAGGTGCAATACCCTCATCAAATACTTTGCTGCCCTTGGCAGGAAAGAACTCCGCAATAAACTTAAAATTGCGTAAAGGGTCCGTCGCAATGGTTGAGAAGCGTTGGATATTAGATGTTGTCATTTATTTGGCTCCTTATGCCACAGTGACGGTTGCGCCGCCATCGAACTGACCGATATTGATTACTACAAACTCAGCTGGACGTTGTAGAGCGACGCCTACCTGAATATTGACTTGACCAGCTTCTACTGTTGACAAGGTGTTGTTTGTAGAGTCACAAAGGACGAAAAACGCCTGTTGTGGGGTATCTCCACGAAGTCCGCCTTGAGACCAGAACTGGGTCAAGAAGCCTCCTACAATCGCTGTAATACGACGGTAAAGAACTGTGTCATTTGGCTCAAATATGGCAAAGTTGGTTAGGTCAACAAGTGCCTTTTCTAAGTAAATAAGAGAACGACGTACTGGTACGTACATTGTGCTGTAACCAGGTTCGAGTGTACGAGCACCCATAACAACAATTCCAGAACCAGCTATAAAACGAATTGCGTTAACTGGTGCTGTTGCGCTATTAAGAGCATCAAGGTTAGCGTTTGTAAGAGCAGGAACCGACACAGCTCCAGCAAGACGAACACCTAAACCTGCTGGAGCTTTAAATACTCCACGAGACTTATCTGTCGCTGCATACTTTCCAACAATAGCTCCGCCTGGGTTTGCAGCTGCAATAACTGTTCCTGGTGTTGTATTAGTTGGGTCATTGATGGTGATTGGTGGGTAGTACACCGCACCGTAAGAAGTTGCTGTGTAAGCATCAGCTAATGTAAGCTGGTTAGCAACTGTGTCATTGATTGGGTCAATAACTACAAATACATCTCCACGGTTAAGCGCATAGCTCAAAAGAATGTTTACTGAAGTTGAATCAGTAACACCTGGTGCGTTCAAAATAAGAGATTGTAGGACAGAATCAAATGCTGTAACACCATTAGCAATGTCTGCAGCTGCAGGAGTTGTTCCGTCTGCTCCGCTAGCCAAAGCAATATGCGATGCAGTAGCAGGGTTACGAGTAGCACCTGAAGCTGAAGAACCAGCATCTGTAGCAACAAGGTATGCTGATTGAGCGTTAATTACTGAAATAGCATAGCGAGCATCAGAAGGTGTCATGGTAAGATTTGTAAATGTTTCAACTTTGTAAGAGGCGCTAGTTCCTCCGTAATACACAATCAAATCAAACGCATTAGCTGCGCCCGGTGACGCTTGAATAACAACGTTGATTGCGTTTCCCCAAACACCTGGATTAGCAGCTGACAATGTAAGGGTGTTAGCTGGGCTTTCTGCGGTATCTTGGAATGTGCGAACAGCGGCTTGAACGCTATTTTTAACTACGCGTTGTACGTAAGCTTGGCTTCCGCCATTAGCAAAGAATAGGAATACAGAAAGAGCGAGGGTATTATTTGTGCCCCAACTTCCGTATATGTTTAGGTATTGACTCCATGAGTTAACAAGAGTCGGTGTTAGAGGTCCACGAGCATTGGTACCAATAAAGGCAGCAACAGAATCGGAATTTCCTCCAACTACAGGCGCTGTAGGGTTCAGGGTTTCCTGAACATACACCCCTGGGCGTAGGTATGCAGTCATTTATGTATCTCCTTGGTTAGGGTTGAACAGGTATAAAGCCAGTTGGTATATTCGTAGTGACCCGATTGATTTCGACAGTTTGTACGGTGGATAGGGCATTACCAGCTGTAGATGGCGTCATCTCGCTGACAATTCTTATTGTGTAAACGTTTCTAAATAAACG